ATATTAAAAGGCTTGAGTCTATGTTTCCAAAACTTATAGAAGTTGACTCTAATCACTCTAGTTTAGTTTATAGACGAGCAGTCAAGTTTGGTATGTCTAGACAATTTTTAAAAGACTATGGTGACTTTTTAGGAACTAAAAAATGGAAGTGGGTGGATGATCTTACTGTTACTTTGTCAAATGGTGAAAAATGTTTTTTTACTCATGGAAGATCAGCGGATGTATTAAAGGTATCTCAAACGATGGGAATGTCTGCGGTTCAGGGCCATTATCATACTGCGTTTACAATCAAATATTGGGCCAACCCTGATCGTTTATTTTGGGCCATGAATGTAGGATGTCTTATTAATCAAAAAAATTTAGCTTTTGCTTATTCTAAAAATCATAAAACAAGGTTTATCGTAGGTTGTGGTGTAATTATAGATGGTATTCCTCGTCTTTTGCCTATGGTATTGAACAATAAAGGCAGATGGATTAAAAAGATTGTATGACAGATAAGGTCGATGAAAAAAAGGTTATTAAAGGCAAAATAAAGCCTTTTAAGAGGGGTTCAGCACTAGACAAGCAAGTAGGAGGCTCTCACTACAAAAATGGCAAAATAGACCCTATTGAGCTAATAGTGGCCCATAAGCTAGATTTTATAGATGGAAATATTGTGAAATATGCAGTAAGAAAAAAAGATTATGAATCTAATCGTGAACGATATGAAAAAATCATTCACTATTGCCAACTAGCACTGGAGTTAAAATGTGGTTCACACTAGGAAGATTAGCTCTTAAAACAGGAGCAGAGATATATAAAAATAAAAAACGTGCAAAACTTTTAGAAAGTGAAGCAGAGGTCAAGCATTTAGAGAGAGCAGTAGCTGGGGAAGTTGAACTACAGAAAATAGTACACAAAAGACAAGAGTCAGATTTTAAGGATGAGTTCTGTTTAATTTTATTAAGTTTGCCTTTGTTAATTTTAGCATATTCTGTTTTTTTTGGTGACCAGGCTTTACAAGAACGAGTCGATTACTTTTTTATGAAATTTGAGAACCTTCCATATTGGTATCAAGGATTAGTTATTGGAGCATTTAGTACAATACTTGGTATTAGAGGTGTAAATACCTTTAAAAAAAAATAATTACCTAAAGTCTAGAATATGATAAGAACAATCTATGAACGACTATATATTTGTAGACGCACAATTCTTTTTTGCACCTTCAGAGGATAATGAACCTTTAGGTAAGGCAGTCTCTGTATCCTTTATAGATACATATCCAAACTTCCAACATAAAGAACAGATACTAAAAAATTTTGAAGAGAATGGCCTGTTTCTTTTAGATTATGAAATTACTTACAGGCCACTCAATAAGAATGATGATTTAGAACCTTATAATATAACAAGGCACTAAAATATAATTGCTCCTAAAATAAATCCTACTACAAAGCAAATCCACTCACGTCTATATTCAAGCTCGATTGCTTTCCAATCAGATTTTGATTTACCAAAAAATAACATTATCTCTCCTTACCCATAAGTTGTAATTCTCTTTTAAGTTCACTTTGTAAAAGAGAAATTTCGGTCAGCATATTATTATAATCGGTTTTAGCTTTCAAATAGTTTTTCCGAGCCTCGTTATCTTTTAACCTTTGCTGAGTCATATGCGGATCAAGTATTATTTTTGCTTCAATTTCTTTAACAGATATTTTTTCCTGGCCTGTTTTATGTTTTATAAACAAACCAGCATTCAGTTCTTTTGTTTTACTTTCTGTTTGTAATTGAATTGCATATGATTGATTATACTTTGAAGATAAATCTCTTAAATCATTCATAAGTTTATCTCTATCAAGGTGTAAGTAATCTTCAGAATTGCTCATCCCAATCATCCTCCTCTCCTGGCTCTCTTGGAAGTTTATCATCCATGCTTTCCATATTTTTATAATCCTCCATAGTCACTGGTTTAGCATTTTCAGGAGCAAACTCTTGAACAGGCATATTAGGTATAGACTCTCCTACACTTTTGAACCCAGCACCTAGATTGCCACGTTTTTGATATGGTTTTACTAATCTAAAAGTTTCGATTAGTTCAATGTTCTCACCATATTTTGGCATTTGGAAAGGCTCTTGAATTGTGTATTGCTTTTCCATCTCCCAACCTTGCTTTACATAATTTTGTATTTGTGGTTGGTTAAACCATTCCATTGGCATTTGAGAAGGTTTAAACTTTCTTTTTGTAATAGAGCAAGTATAAACAATCTCTGTTATTTTCCTTCTAAATGTAGGAATAGGTGGTTTTTGCCCTGTAGGATATATCGTGTTTGACTTACACCCTACATATGGTGCTTTGCTTTTGTTATTAAAATTAGACATCTCTGCCCTCCTTTTTTTTGTACTCTTTCTTTTGTTTGTTAAAAAATTTATCAATCTTTTCCAGGTACATTGCACACCTGAAGGCTTTAAAATATTTACTTTCATGTTTCATATTTAAGGCCCACATTGATATATTTCTATTTGGGTCTTTTGGAATGTTTACGATTGCAAGTTTTGATATTTTGTAATCAGTAGACTCTTCCAAAAACGATTTGTAAGTCACAAGCTGAGTTGGTTGATCCGAATAGAAATCCTTACTTGTTTTAAAATCCATCAAAGCAAGTTTACCATTCCAAGCCTTTTTAGTGACTAATATATCTAGACAACCAGCTCTGTCGTATTTGGGACTATAAAGCGGTAATTCTATGGCCTTTACAATAAACTTTTGTTTGGGCCACCACTCCATAAACATTTGTTGCATTCGTTGTAGCGGTTGTTCGTTAGATAAAGCTGGTTTTTTATCTTTTAAATAAAGTTCTACAAACTCGTGCATATTTGAGCCTATATTCATATCAACTTCTTCTAATCTTTGGCCCTCACGTTTTATATCCTCTATTAAAGCGTTAACCTCATCTAAAGGTTTTTTTTGACTTAAAAGTTTGTTTTTAAGAGCAATTAAACATTTATCTCTTTTTCTAAATGAAAAAGCTCCTGTGTCTTTGTACTTTCCAATAACAGTTGTTACACTTGATTTTGGATTTCCATCTACATAATACCTATAACCTTTTGCATTAGAGTCATATTGTATTAGATTGTTTAACTTGTTAGTTATTTGTTGCCTCATCTATCCTCCTGGTGTTTAGCTGGTTTTAAAAGCCATTTGACAGTCGTTCCTAAATAGTTTGCGACCCTAAATAAATCAAACGCTTTAATTTCATTATCACCTTTTTCATATTTTTGTATTTGTTGAAAACTCACGTTTAAAGCCCTTCCAACTTTTGTCTGAGTCTTACTATTGCAGAGTCTAGCAAACTTGATACGTTTACCAAGTAACTTATGAAAGTTATCCCTGTCCTTTGTATTTAAATGATAGACTTGTCTAGCTTTAGCCATAGAGTCTCTTACATCGACTAAGTTTTTTTTAGTCACTTTTAGTTTTCCTCTCACCTTTCCTCCTTAATTTAATACTTGGTGGTTTCGACCTTCCATACATTTTCTATAAATATCTGTGTACTGAGTCTCTGCTCTAGGACTAAGAATCCAAAAATTCATATTACCAAAAAATGTAGTATTGTTATCTGCAAGTTTTTCACAAAGTATTAAGTCATTTGATATTTCAGTTGCGTTGCTTAATTCAAACTTTGACCTACCTTTTGTGTCAACAAGCGGTGTATATGTACTGCAACTTTGCAATAGGGTCACAAATATCCCTATACCAATTATCCTTTTTATCATTTTGTTTTCCTTTTTAGTTTATGACATTATTTTTACATCAAGCAATTTTAAAGCCTGGACTTTTTTCTTTTCTTCAAGTTCCTTTAGCTTATCCTTAGTACTTTTAATTTGATCTAAAATTTTAAAGTACTTTTTATTTAGCTTGAGGTTTTTGGTAGTGTTTAATTGCATAAACCCTCGCTTTGTTTTTATTAGCAACGTCAATCAACGTTGCATTTGGCCCATATGAACCAAATTTTTTTTTAAAAAATAAAGGCCAGTCTTTAGCCTTACCTTTAAATATTGATACAACTCTAGGCATCGACACCTCCATGATTTGCTTTTTTCATTTTAGGTGTCCCAATACCCTCATCAAGTTTTATTTTGTTCTCAACTTTACTTATAAGTCTAAACCACTCCATGCCTTTTATTCGTATTTTAGTTTTGTTTTTTCTAAAGGTATATTTTTTTAGAGTATAAAAATATTGATCTACAAATCGAGAAAGGTCGCTTGAAACCATATCTTCAATAAAGTCTTTTACAGATCTGTTTTTATAAGCTGGTAGTTCACTATAAGCTAACCACTTCCCAATCAAAGCAGTTAGCTCCATAACTTGTTTTGAACTTAACTTAGGGTCTTTCTTTTTACCTAAGTTTTTTTGTATATAATTATCTGACATAAACACCTCTATCTATTGGATTTTTTCTAAGATCAGGTCTTAAGTCTTCTATAAATTTAAGAACTGTATATGTTCCATATAATACTGACTCTGATCTATTTAGTGGTGCATCAGGCTTTTTAAAATTTTGGCCAAGTGAATCATAACCCATGAAAGGATTATAGTTTGTTTTTCTGCCATAAACATCTTTGTAAACTCTTTCAAAGTGTCTTATATGTACTTCATATTCTTCGTTTATTTTAGCTTTAACGCCAATCATACTCATGATTACTCCTTTTTTTGTTAGTTGTTTATTATCCATAACCAACTCATATAGGAGTTGTATTATAAAATCAAGTAAATCAGTTGTATAAAATGTGTATAAAAAAGCTAGTGTTTATGCGGTTTTTTGATACTTTATACAAATATAAGTTGTATTTAACTTATATTTATTGAAAAAAAAATAAATATTGTTAAAAGAATTAAAAAAGGATATTACTGAGTCGAAGGAAACTTTTTAGTTAGTTTTTTCAATATTATCCTTTTTTAGTTAACGTGGGCCTTGATCCAAGAGGCCCACAAGAAAGGATAAAATGATAAAAGTAGAAGTGACTAAAATATGGTTAGGCAAAGTATCTGTCAGGGATTATGTCTATAAAAAGGCCTTAAGAACCAAG